GTTCCTTCTGATATGCTTGATGGTACACCAATGACTCAGTTCAGAACAACACTACAAAAACTTCGTCAAGCGCGTGGTATGCGCGAAGAAGTTGAACCGCTTGAAGTGTTAGATGTTGAGCAAATTTCTGAAGCATTACAAGATGAAATTCAACCAGGACCAATGCTTGTGTTGCGCCGTAAGGGAATTCGTATTTTTCCAGATGGTCGTCGTGTTGCATTATATACAAACGACAAATATAATCTAGTGTTCACGATTCCATATAGTCCTGGTGCTGTTGGATCACCTGTTACAATTCCTGGTGTTCAATCAGAAGAAACTGAGATTATGGAAAGTCTTGATCAAGTAGCAGCATATGCTTCACAAGAACAACCAAAAGCCACAGCAAAGCATATGAAATTTGCTGATGGTTCGAAACTAAAAGTCAGTCATGGTGCAGCAAAAGCCATTCATATGGTTCATGGTGCATTGAATGATGAGAACAAGAAAAAATTTGCTGATATGCTTACAACTCCGAAAGGATTTGAGAAAGCAGCGCACTTTGCATTAAGTCGTGTTAAATTTACAATTGGTGACGAACAATGAGTTTAGTTTCTAAGATTGTAAGGGAAATTATTGCTGAAGCCAACGTTGTGCGTATGGGTCGCAAAAAACTCGTTAAAGCGCGTGTTCGTGGTGGTAAAGTTCAACGACGTAAAGTTGTATCAGGCGTTAAAGGTTATACAATTCGCGGTGGAAAACTAACACGCATGACTGCATCAGAACGTTTGCGCCGCCGCATTGCTCAAAGAAAAGGTAAAGTGAAGCGCAGAGCGAAACTAGCGCGTGCTTTAATTAAGCGCAAGCGTTCATTAAGAAGAAGAAAATCACTAGGACTCTAAAATGAAACTAATCACAGAAACAATTGAAGCAGTAAAGATGATCGCCGAAGAAAGCAATGGCGTGAAGACACTCTTCATTCAAGGTCCATTTCTAGTTGCTGAGACAAAAAATCGCAACGGTCGTGTGTATCCAGTACAAACGCTTGCGAAAGAAGTTAATCGATACAACGAAGAATACGTTCAAAAGAATCGCGCATTTGGCGAGTTGGGTCATCCAGACTCACCATCGATCAATCTAGATCGCGTATCACATCTTATTACCAATCTCAAACAAGAAGGTAACGTTTGGGTTGGTAAGGCAAAAATTCTTGAAACACCAATGGGTAAAATCGCCAAAGCACTTATGGAAGGCGGTTCAATTCTTGGCGTGTCATGTCGTGGCATGGGCTCTCTTAAGAACGAGGGCGGTGTTAACGTCGTGCAAGATGACTATTATCTAGCCACAGCGGCTGATATTGTAGCGGATCCATCCGCACCAGGTGCTTTCGTTCAAGGTATTATGGAAGGTAAAGAGTGGGTTTGGGATAACGGGGTTGTAAAAGAAATGGATGTCAATGCTTATTATAATCAAATCAAGAACGCAAAGCAGAAGCAAATCGACGAGATCTCCTTGAAAATCTTTGAGAACTTCTTGTCAAAACTTTAAATTTTATAAATAATTTTATCTCTTCAGGAGTTAACAAAAATGGCTAAGACATTATCAGAATCCGCTGCAGAAATTCTAAAGGCATCAATGAATGCTGCAAAAGAACCAGCAGCAAAATTGCCAGGCGAGATGGATGATCTCGGCGGTCAAACACCAGAAAAACTACCAGATGACTTCGGTCACAAAGCATCTGCTGACGCAAAAGAGGCTCCAAAGCCAGGAAGCGCAGGTGTTCCAGCTGAACCAATGAAGAAACTTGCTGGTGTTGCTGGTTCCGAAGTCGTTGCTGATTCACAAGATGGAATCGACGCAATGAAGAAATTGACAAAAGAAGAATCTGAATCTTCTGAAGAAGAAGTCGTGACTGAGAAGACTGATGTTGCAATGCCAACGCCAGTTAAGAAGCTCGGCGAAGCAGAACATGAAGAGATGGATGACGAAGAAGAAGAAGAAGACGACGAAGAAGAAGAAAAGAAAGCCAAGAAAGAGATGAAAGAAGCCTGGAAGAAGAAGGCTCATAAGTCAATGGCTGAAGACGTCGATGCTCTCTTCAACGGCGAATCACTCTCTGAAGAATTTAAGACAAAAGCAACAACAATCTTCGAAGCAGCTGTAAATGCTCGCATTGATACAATTGTTGAAGAAATGATGACTGAAAACGATGTTATCCTTTCAGAAGCAGTTGAAGCACTTAAAGAAGAAATGTCAACTCAAGTTGATGAGTATCTAAACTACGTCGTTGAGCAGTGGATGGAAGACAATAAGGTCGCCATCGAAACTGGTCTCCGCGCAGAACTCGTTGACGACTTTATCTCTGGCTTGAAGAATCTCTTTGCAGAACACTACATCGAGATCCCAGAAGAGAAGGTTGAAGTTGCTGAAACACTAGCAGCTCGCGTTGCAGAACTCGAAGAGTCAGTCACAACTCTAGCGTCAGATGCTGATGCCAAGATTGCTGCTCTTACTGAAGAACTCAACGTTGCAAAGAAAAATGAATCAATTCGTAAGATTTGCGAAGGTTTGACCGAAACGCAAATCGCGAAAATGAAATCGCTCGCAGAGGGCGTGGAGTTCACCACAGAAGGTGAGTTTAATGATAAGCTCGCAGTAATTCGCGAGAACTACTTCCCAGTAAATAAAGTGAAAAGTGAGGTAAAGGCTCTTCAAGAAACTGCAGTTAATGAAGAACCAGAAGTAGCAGAAGTTCACGGTCTAATGAAACATTATGTTCAAGCAATCTCAAAAACGGCTCCAAAAGCCTAATTAACTCATCTTTTTACGGAGTAAAATTAAAATGTATCTAAATGAAACATACGTCAAAAAGTGGGCTCCAGTCCTAGATCATGGTGATCTACCATCTATCACTGACCCATACAAGCGTGCAGTTACTGCACTTGTCCTAGAAAACCAAGAGCGTGCTCTTCAAGAAGAATCACGTTCAATGCAAAACCTTTGGGAAGCATCACCAGCCAACGCAGTTGGCGGCGGTATGTCACCAGTGGTTGGCGGCGAAGGTGGTATCAAGGGCTTCGATCCAATCCTAATCGGTTTGGTTCGCCGCGCTCTTCCAAACCTAATGGCTTATGACATCTGCGGCGTTCAGCCAATGACTGGTCCAACAGGTTTGATCTTCGCAATGCGCTCAGTCTATGCATCTTCAACAGCTCGCGCTGGTGAAGCATTGTTCCTAGAAGCCAACACTGGCCACTCAGGTAACGCTGCAACTGGTACGCAATCAACTCTAGCAATCAATCCTGGTAACGCTAACTCATCAATCTTCGGTCTAGCAAATACTGGTACAGCAATGTCAACCGAGTACGGCGAAGATCTACAGATGAAGTATATGGGCTTCCAAATCGATCGCGTTGCTGTAACAGCAAATACACGCGGTCTACAAGCAGCCTACACGCTAGAACTTGCACAAGATCTCAAGGCAATCCACGGTCTAGACGCAGAAACAGAATTGACAAACATCTTGTCAACTGAAATTCTTGCAGAAATCAACCGCGAAGTTGTTCGTACGATCTATGCAACAGCTAACGTTGGTATCACAGGCGTAACAGCAAACGTATTCAATCTATCAAGCAACACCGATACAAGCGGTCGCTGGCAGGTAGAAAAATACAAGTCACTCTTGTTCGCAATCGAAAGAGCAGCCAACAAGATCGCCAAAGACACACGTCGTGGTAAGGGCAACATCCTCATCGTTTCAACCGATGTGGCTTCAGCTCTTGCAATGACTGGTCTTCTCGACTACAACTCAGCACTAAGCAACAACACCAACCTAACAGTTGATGATACAGGCAACACATTCGCTGGTACACTCTTCGGACGTATCAAGGTCTATGTTGACCCATATTCTGTCGCTGGTTCAGACTACGTCGTAGTCGGTTATAAGGGTTCAAACGCTTATGACGCTGGCTTGTTCTACTGCCCATATGTTCCACTACAAATGGTGCGTGCAATTGACCCATCGACTTACCAACCAAAAGTTGGATTCAAGACTCGTTACGGTCTCGTTGCAAATCCATTCGCAACTGGCGCAGGTACTGGTGCTCTAACAAACGGCACAAACTTGTACTATCGCAAGTTCGAAGTGTTGAACATCAATCAATAATTGATGTGAAAGTTATTGCCGAACTTGATAAAAACAATAAGGCAAAGAACTGGGGGGAGTCGAAAGACTCCCCCTTTTTTATTTCCCTAAATAAATTAGATCTCCAAAGGGATATGCAATGTCAGCACTCACACGCACACCAACTAATACAGACTTACTCCAAAGTACCAAATTTAGAGTAACGTTCGATCGTTTGCCAGGAGCAACATATTATTGCCAAGGAGCAAATGTGCCAGGAGTTTCATTGACTGAAATTCCAAGATTCACGCCATTCATTGATTTGTATGTTCCTGGTGAAAAAATGGTTTATGATACATTTAATATCACTTTCCTAGTTGACGAAGATATGCGCAACTGGACAGAGATTCATGATTGGATTCGCGGGATGACATTCCCAACCAATTTTAAAGAGTACGTTGATTTACAACGAACAGCAAAGGCGCCATATATTCGCGCAATGGATAAAATGAGTCCACAGTATAGCAGTGCTATTCTAACACTGTATACAAATAAAAATAATCCAAACTTTAGAATTAAGTTTGTTGATTTGTTCCCAACATCAGTAGGCACTCTTTTGTTCAACGCACAAGACTCTGCAGAAAACATTGTGCTTGCTGATGCAACGTTTCGTTTCTCTTATTACGAATACGAAAGAATCTAGAAGATATACTAAGATATTCTTGAGAATCCCGATCAAACCAGACATACTGATTATACTGGTGCAAGTCAAATAAGACAACTCTTGCTCTGACTTGTCTTTTGATTGAAGATGTTATATACTATGGTCTATGAAAATAGAAACACCTCCACTTGAAGAATTAATGCAACAATGGGAAAAAGACTCAGAAGTTGATACGACTGAGCCTGGCAAAGAGATTTTGCGCATTCCATTGTTACACAACAAGTATAACAAATACTTGTCATTGCATAATCTTGCAGCAAAAAGAGCAGCACTAGAGTTTGACAAACTCAAACGTTTGAAGTGGATGTATTATAATGGTAAGTTAGACCAAGATGATTTAAATAAACTTGGTTGGGAGCCATTTCGCTTTACGCTGAAGTCAGACATCTCGGTTTATCTTGATGGCGATGATGATCTAAACAAACTCAAGCGCAAGAAAGCCTATCATGAAGAGTCTGCAAGTTTTTGCACTAATGTTATGAAGGAATTGAACAATCGCACGTGGCAGTTGAAAGAGTACATGGGCTGGGAGAAGTTCATTCAAGGTGCTCGATGATAGAACACGTCGTTGTTGAAAAAGTAAATAACATCTATGTCCAAGTGACTGCTGAACCTGCCATCTTGCAAGAGATGTCAGAGTTCTTTACATTCTCAACTCCAGGCTATCAATTTTCTCCAGCCTTTAGAAATAAATATTGGGACGGAAAGATTCGACTCTTGAATCTAAACACAAGACAAATCTATCTTGGTCTCGTTCCGTATATCAAAAAGTTTTGCAAGGATAGCAATTACACATGCGAGTATATCGATGAAGAAAAAGAAATCTATCCTGTTGACACCAAAAATCTGGCTTCGGCTCTTTCTCTCTCAATTGAGCCCAGAGATTATCAGTTACTTGCGTCTAGCGTCGGACTTACAAAAAAGAGAACTGTACTCGTTTCACCAACCGCGTCTGGAAAATCACTAATCATCTATATGATGATCCGCCACCTGTTGAACACAGGTAAAAAGCGCGGATTGCTGATTGTTCCTACGATCAATCTCGTCACTCAAATGCATAGTGACTTCAAGAACTACTCATCTGTCAACGGATGGGATGTTGAGAAGTATTGCCAAAAGATTTATGGTGGTGAAAGCAAGATACCTGATAGCGATCTTGTAATATCAACTTGGCAGTCTATCTACGAGATGCCAAAGAAATACTTTGCGCAGTTTGATTTTATCATCGGTGACGAAGCGCATACGTTCAAAGCCAAATCATTGACTTCTATTATGACTAAACTTATCAACTGTGATGTGCGTATTGGTACGACAGGCACACTTGATGATAGCAAGGTAAACAAGTTAGTCCTTGAAGGATTATTCGGTCCTACATTCAAAGTTATTTCCACAAAGGAACTCATTGAGCGCAAACAACTCGCCAACTTCAGCATCAAGTGTATTGTGTTGAAATATCCAGAACCAGTATGTAAAGCAGTCAAAGGATTTACATATCAAGATGAAATGGCTTTTCTTGTTCAGCACGAAGGGCGAAATCGATTTATTACTGAACTTGCGTTGAATCTCAAAGGTAATAGTCTTGTTTTATTTACTTATGTCGAAAAACACGGTAAACTATTATATGAATGGATACTTGAAAAAGCAAATGGGCGAAAAGTATTTTTTATTCATGGTGGGGTTGAAGCAGAAGATCGTGAAGCAGTAAGACATATTACTGAACAAGAAAACGATGCAATCATTGTGGCAAGTTACGGAACGTTCTCGACTGGCGTAAACATCCGCAACCTACATAATATTATATTCTCCTCCCCAACAAAAAGTAAGATTCGAGCATTACAATCAATCGGTCGTGTGTTGCGTCTTGGTGAAAACAAAGAAGCAGCCACGTTGTACGATATCGCTGATGATCTACGTTATGGTCCTTATACAAACTTTACATTGAAGCACTATGAGGAACGAGTGAAGATCTACAGTGAAGAAAAATTTCCTTTCACAACCAATAACGTAAGGATAAACTAATGTCTGAAGATACACCAGAATACAATGCAGGATATAAGCCAAAAGGCGAACTGCGATTTATTCGTTTGCGATCAATTCCTGATGATGTAATTGGGTATGTTACATACAACCAAGATTATATCACAGTAGAATTGCCATTGCGTATTGAAATCGAAACTCTGTTTGACGAAGGTCGACAAATCTTAGCAATGCAAGAATACCTTCCGCAAGCAGTTGTTGAGATTAAAGAAGTTGATTTCAACAACGAAGAGGTATTGTTCGCAACTCCAGTTAAAGCAGATTTTGTTGAACAATATGAGTACGTTGCAGACTTCTTTTATAACAACACTGCAAATGTGAGAGATATAACTGGTAAAAAACAAAAACCAAAAAAAGAATCTCCAGAAACTCAAGAAAAAATTGATAAGGTTGTTTCTATCCTAGAAGCACTACAAGCAAAGAAAGATAAACCAGTACACTAATTATGGCAAAGAATCACTACATTAATAACAAAGATTTCCTCAAGGAAATGATTAAGTATCGTCAGGCTATTCGAAAGGCGAAGCGCGCAGGTGCACCAAAGCCTCAGATTCCTAGATATGTCGGCGAATGCTTCATGAAGATTGCAGAAAATCTTTCACATAAACCAAATTTTTTGTCTTATACTTTTCGAGATGAAATGGTTGCTGACGCAATCGAAAATTGTGTGATGTATATTGACAATTTTGACCCAGCAAAGTCAAGCAATCCATTTGCCTATTTCACTCAAATAGTATATTATGCATTCTTACGTCGTATTCAAAAAGAAAAGAAGCAGTTATATGTCAAATACAAGGCAACAGAAACTGCTGGTATTCTTGATGAGTTTGAATTGAATGAAAATGAAGACGGAACTTTTAGGCAGTTTGAATTATATGAAAACATCTCTGAGTTTATTGTAAACTATGAGAATGCTCGTAAAGAAAAGAAAGCCAAGAAAGCAGGTCTGGAGAAGTTTGTAGATGAAGATAGCAATATTGGGTGACACACATTTTGGTATGAGAGGCGATAGTATTGCCTTTCATAATCATTATCGTGAGTTTTATACTAAACACTTTTTTCCTTATTTGGTGGACCATGGAGTTAGGACCATCTTTCAACTGGGTGATCTATTTGAT